TATGAAGTAGAAACACGAGAGTTTATTTATAAAGTTGCTATTAGCCAAGGCGCTGTAATTAGTAATATAGAAAGAGCTATTACGGCAAAAGACAATAAAGTACTACAACAGAAAAACGCCAAAGGAGAATGATGAATGTATGACAAGGCAATGTTAGAACAAGCTCTATCTAGAGTGGAGACACAGTTAGCAGCAAATGTAAAGGCTCTTTCAATTGGAAGGAACATGAACGTTTATGCTTCAGATGTTAACACCCTGTTAGCGACAAAGGCAAACCTAGAGAATATGATTACCCCAACAGGTAACGATAAGATGATTGAGTGTGAGGTTTGTGGAGAAGTAACAAAGCAACCTGTGTACAACAGATGGCACGGGAAGAACTGTAAGAAAAATAAATAGAGGTTTTATTACAAACCTTTGATGAATGATTGATGACAGAGAGTTGTGATAAACTCTCTTATTTTATAGGAGATAAAATGTCAGAAACAAATAACGAAGCTACCCGTACGGATGAGTCGTCAGTTGCTGATTTCGATTTTGACTCGTTGGCGGATGAAGTATTAGGTCTTGAACCTGATACAGCTACCCAAGAACTTGACGAAACGACAGAAAGACTTGAAGACGATAATCCCATTGTTGACGAGGACGCTGATACAGTTGATGAAGTAGAGGGAGATAATAACGACGAAGAAGTGGAAGATGAGGATGAGTCTGAGGACGCTACCCAAGAAGAAGAAACAGAAGAGTCGGATGAAGCAGCAGAAGTAGATATGGAATTCATGGTGCCGGTTAAGATTGACGGTGAGATGGGTGAAGTCTCTATGGAAGAGCTTGTTGCTAATTATCAAACAAAACAGAGTCAGTCGAAAAAAGGGGATGAACTGGCAGAACACGCTAAAGCGTTGGAAGCTGCAAGTCAGCAGGCTGAGATCTATGCACAAGTTAACGCTCAACTAATTAATCAAGAAGATGCTAAGGATATAAGAGTTCTTAAAGCGCTTCAAAGTAAAGTTGACAAAGCCTATGCAGACGATGACTTTGAGGCAGGAAAGTTGAACAATCAACTTAACAAAGCCAAAGAGGAGTACGGATCAAGAAAGGCAAGCAGAGATAATCTAATGCACGGTATGTCCCAACAAATGGGACAGCAACAACAAGAGCATTTCTCGAAACAGGTGGAGCACTTCAATGAAGTAGTTCCTGAACTGATTCCTGATTGGTCTCCTGATGTTGCTCAAGCCAATCGTCAGTTTGCCATTAATATTGGTTTAGACGAGCGGATGGTGGATACCATGACAGATCCAATGATGGTGAGAGCTATTGATGGATTCAGAAGATTAGCAGAAAGCTCTATTAAGGGGACAGCCAAACGAAAAAAGGCTCCCGTTAAAAGAGTTCCAACGAAGAAGTCGAGTTCTACAGCAACTAAAAAATCCAATAGGGTTGAGGAATCTAGGCGGAAGATCTCTAAAGGCAGGGGAAGTGAACGGGACGATAAAGTTCTCTTTGACAATGCTATTGATAGTCTGTTTGGAGACCGTTAACCCTTAATACAGGTAAATAAAAATGGCTACAAACTTTACAACTAGTAATCAGAATTCTTTGAGAGAGGATCTGGCTAACTATATTTCAAACATCTCTCGTGACATGACACCGTTCATCTCGTCAATCGGCAAGAGCAAAGCGTCACAAACTTTGCATGAATGGTCAACTGACACTCTACAAGACGCTGGCTTACAAGCTGCTGCTGAAGGTTCAGACTTTGCGTTGAGCACTTCTCCAGTTGTTACTCGCCTTGGCAACCGTACACAGATCTTTACTAAAGGTATTACTATCTCTGGTACTCTGGAAACTGTTGACAAAGCTGGTCGTAAGTCTGAGTTTAAGTACCAGTCTGAAAAGCGTGGTAAGGAAATTATGCGTGATATTGAAGCGACATTAGTGTCTAAGCAAGTATCAACTGCATCTGCTTCTGCTACAGGTAACATCCAAGCTGGCGCTCGCCTTATGGGTGGTTATGAATCATGGGTTGGCTCAGCTGTTGCAGCTGGCGGTACTCTTGATGCTAACTCAACTGCCGGTACAGGTGCTTCAGTATGGAACGGTACAGGTTCTGCTGCAACATTTACTCTAGATGATATCAACGAAGTTCTACGTTCAATTAACGGCGAAACTTCTGCGGCTCCATCTAAGGTAATGATGTCAACTGCTCAAAAAGTAAACTTCTCTAACCTTGTTAATGCTGGTACAGGTACTAACGTACGTCGTAACATTGACGAGAAAGGTAAGTTAAAGCAGTCAGTAGACTTATACGAGTCTGACTTTGGTGACGTTGAAGTTGTTCATAACTACTTGATGGGTGATTCATCTGTCTTTATTTATGATCCTTCACTGTTGTCATTATCTACACTTCGTCCGATTCACTTCCGTGATATCAACGAAGCTGGTGACGCGTTGCGCTCATTCATGGTTTGCGAGCATACGCTTGAAGCTAAGAGTCCAACTGGTAACGGTCTTATTACTAACGCTTCATTGACGTAGTATAGAGTTACTAAAAACCCTCTCTTCGGAGGGGGTTTCTTTATATAAAAGGAGAACAAATAATGGATAATAAACATAGTTTTGATATGCAAGTTAAGAAGACGGGAGACCGCCTTGAGGTAACTCAAGATGTATCTTCACACTTAGACTGGGCAAAAGATCAAAGAGAAAGAAGTAGACACGCTAGATTAGACAGAGGTTTCAAACCCTACTGCAATATACCAGATTCAGTTTCACTAGATATCATGACAAAGCATGGAATTAATATTCATGGTAACTGTAACAAAGATGATCTTAAGAAGGTCAAACAAATTATTAAGCGGGACTATCCTGCGTTGATGTATTACCACTAGGAGATATAGATGCCCATCATTACTAATCAAGCTACATTACGCACATCAGTTGCGGATTGGCTAAACAGAACAGATTTATCCAACAACCAGCTTGATCAGTTTATTGAGATGGGAGAGGCAAAGATCTACGAGGTATTAAGAATACCACCACTTGAGGCCAATGAAAGCTTTACCGTCTTGGCTGCGAATTCGAGTCTAGCTATACCTTCTAGGTTCATTGAAGCAATAGAGTTAAAGAAGTCTGAGACAGGCAAGGACGACAGTATTGTTCTTAGCAGGGTTGACGAAAAAGCTTTTAGCAACAACAAGATAAAGAACGCATACATTAGAGTTGGCAACAGCTTAATCATTACAGATGATAATGGCGAACAGAATGCAGAAGGTACATATGTACTTAGATACTTTAAGGCAGACGAAGCGGTAGGAACATTAACTGGTTCAGCAACTACTACGCTAGTTGTTGGTAATAGCTATGTTATACAAACTATGGGTAGTTCTACACAACAACAATGGGAAGCAGCAGGCGTTCCTGTAGGGGCTGCTACAAATGTAGGTGTTTCGTTCATTGCTATTGCAACCAGTATTGCTGGAGGCGACACAGTTAAACAAGAAATAAACGACCAATTTATTCTTAGTGAGTATGAGATTGTTCTCTTTGGAGCCCTTTCAGTTGCTTCTATATTTCTTGGCGATGCCGAGACTGAACAAAAATATAACGATCTACTTATAAGAAAGATAGACGCACTAAATATGAAAGAAAAGAACGCAGCACTTAAGGGTGGCAGCTTTTCTGCGTCTGTACCTTACCCCGGAATTTAGGAGATACCATGGCTAGAAATTCATTTTACAGTGGCGACTCTGGAGAGGCAGTTATAATTGACAATGCAGTCTTAGCAGCAGTTGCTGCAGAGGAAGCAGCAGAAGCAGCGCAAGCCGCAGCTCTAGTAGCTCAGGCAGCAGCAGAGACAGCAGAAACAAACGCAGAAACAGCAGAGACAAATGCTGAAACCGCAGAGACTAACGCTTCAGGAAGTGCCACGGCAGCAGCCTCTAGTGCATCTTCAATTACCGGTTCAGTTACGGCAGCGGCTGCATCAGCAACAGCAGCCCAATCATCAGAGGATGATGCGGCAACAGACTTAGGTTTAACTAACGCTGATGTAGTACTAACTCATGCAGACGTTGTATTAACTCACGCTGACGTGGTTCTTACAGCAGCTGACGTAGTGTCTGCAGAAGCAGATAAAGTACAAACAGGATTGGACAGAGTAGCCACAGCAGCTGACGTAGTATCAGCAGAGGCTGACAAAGTTCAAACTGCTTTAGATAGGATTGCTACAGCAGCCGATAAGGTTGCGACTAATGCAGATGTAGTTCTTACAGCGGCTGACGTTGTATTGGCGGAAGCTGATAGAGTATCATCAGCAGCAAGTGCATCAACAGCAACTACTCAGGCCAGCACAGCAACAACTAAAGCGAGTGAAGCAGCTACAAGCGCAACTGCAGCATCAACAAGTGCAA